TAGCCCGGTATATCGATCTTGTTATCTGGGTGCTTTCGCAGCGTGTAGGGGATTTCCAACTCGGTTAATGCTTGCTCAAAGCGCGGCCAAGCGATCATGCGAATCAGATCATAGGTCGGCTCATAGAACCCTCGGTTGGTTCCAGGGTTCCGCAGCATTCCGAAGATGCACCGAAGTATTGCGGCCTCGGTCTTGCCAGCACCAAATCCGCTCACGAATGCCGGAAAAGCGGCCTCCGAGAAGATATATGCAAACTGCGGCTTAGTCGGATGTACTTGCGTCATTCGGGTCCACGACGTTAATCGTGATCGGGTTTCCGTTGCCTTGAGTTTCGTTGTCCGTTTCCCGCCACTTCATTCGTGTCTTGGCCCAAAACATTGCTGCCCGCACACAATCGGCATAGCTGGCGCCAGCATCAAGAGCCTTGCCACTAGCAGCGTTGTACAGAAACTTCGCTACATTGGCGTCGGCCTTGGTCTGTGCGTTATCAAGCTCCTCGCGGTAATGCTTTCGTAGCGTTTTGTCATCCACGCCTATGTAGTTGGCTATATCTGACTGGGCAACGCCAAATGATTTCAGCGCCGATACTTCGGCCCGTGTCTGAGCGGATGGCTCGTGCGGGTTGCGTGACATATTACTTTCCGTAAAACGCGTCGAGCGCGTACCAAACTAGACTGTTGCGATAACCGCCATTGTGGGTCGGCACGATAGGCGTGACGCCGTGCATGTTTCGCCATGCAGGATAAACCAGCAAAGAATTGTCTGCGCTGTTGAGCGTCACGTCGTAGTCAGGAACGTATAGGTTGCCGCCGGTGCTGTTGCGCCGCTTAGTGATGATCACGTTCAGCGCGCCTTTCACGTTAAGATTGTCCTGATGGATAGGCGCGGCAATGTTGAAGTTGCTGATGCTGCTAGTGAATAGATCAGAAAATCGCCACTTCTCTGGCACCCGGCTTTCGACTGACTCTTTGTGCGTTTGGTACAGGCTTTTGCTGACGCTTTCGATAATGCTCAGCGCTTCGCGGCCCGCCATTGTCATCGCCTTCACGAACTGCGAAGCCGACTTCACGCTATGCACGCTACTCTTGCTTGCGTATGGGCGGCGCATGTGGGGCTTAGGCGGGATGCTGCCAATAATGCAACTATACTGGCGCACGTCGTTTTCCTCGTTAGCGAACCCGCTAGAGCGCTTCATCTCAGACTTTGGCACCCGGCTTGAGTTAAGCTCGGCGTCTGCCACGTCTACGAGCTTTTGTAGGCGCTCGGGAATCTGCGCGATGTAAAAGCCAACCTCTTTGCCATCTTCAACGAATACAGAATCCTCAAATAGGCTCGGCGCTAGCTCTTTAGGCGTATCGCCAATCTTTACGTTGTGCTCTACTTTTTGCAGCTCGATTGTTTTCATCAGGTTCTCCTATAACAGAATACGTTGGTGCATGCCGGGAACCAGGAGCTTTGCCAAGTCTCGTAATCACGCTTTTCGTAGCGGATGCTCGACCAAGCGGCCTCGACTCGATATTCCTCTAGCTGCCGCTCTATCACTTCCCACAAGCGACGCAGGTTGGCATCGATGTCAAAGCTCCACTCGTATACCAGTTTATCGAATACGGCATCTGTTGACTCTAAGATAGGCATTTCAGCGCCTTCGATATCCATCTTGCATCCATTAAACCGATGCGCGACTTGGTCAAACCGCTCGCAATCTACCTTTAAGCCAAGGTCGTTCCACTGCTTGACGATGCTGTTGCGCCAAGTCTGGTTGTTGTTGCCGACGAATAGCTTAACGCTTTTGGTTTCATCGTGTACGAGTGCCTTTTGATGGATTTTGGCCTTGAAGTTGTTAGCCCGCAGATTCTTTTCTATCAGCTCGCAGTGGAACGGGTCAGGTTCGTAGCACTCTACCTCGGCCCCGAGCTTGCAAGCCAGTAGTGCGAAAGCGCCGACGTTGGCGCCGCAGTCCATCCATAACTCACCCGGCTCTATTTTCATACCCCGCTTGAGGTAAACGGTTCTGCCGATCACTTCTTCAAAAGTCTTGAGGTCGCTATAAGCCGGTCTATGATAGAAATCTAAGCCCCGTATGTTTGATTTCTCTAGCTTCATAGCTTGTCTTTTTCTGCCTTGAGCTTTTCAATCAGCATCATTCCGATGTAGCCACCCTGCTCTCGCCAAAACTTCACCAGCTCTTGCGCTTCCTCGTAATGCTCTTGCTCGAACTCGATCTGGATTGCTTTCTTAACACCCGAAGCCAACTCCTCTAGCTCGCCGTCATCATCCATCTCGTCAAGGATGCTGTAATCAGGTTCGGTTGCGAACTCAGGCAGATCGTCGCCCCAGCCGAGCAACGAAAGATCAAAGCCTTCGGCGTCCAGCTCCTCGATCTCAACTTTGAGCAACTCGTCGTCCCATCCAGCGTCAAGCGCAAGCCGGTTGTCTGCAATGACATAGGCGCGCTTTTGCGCTTCGTTCAGGTGCTTCGCCTCAACCGTTGGTATCTTCCCCATCGATAGTTTCTTGGCGGCTAGCACCCGGCAATGGCCGGCAACGATGCCTTGATCTCCGTCCGTGATGACAGGATTGAGAAAGCCGAACTCTTTGATGCTTGCCGCCACTTTATCTACTTGTTCGTCAGTATGCGTCCGACTGTTTCTGACGTAAGGAATCAGCGTCTCGACGTCCACGCTTTTATATTCGGGAAATTTATCCATTATCGTTTCCTTTGCGTTCTTCTTGCTTGCGTTCTTTTTCATTCGTTTTGGCCTTAGCGGTTTTGCTTGAAAAGGCGCAATCGCATTTGTCGCATGTGCCGCACCAATGTTTCTTTTCGCTCATAGCGATGCCGCCTCTAGGTTGAATCGAACTACTCGATATTCATCAGGCCGGTTTAGCTGTTTGCGCATCTGCTCGGCTTTGGGTTTATGTATAAACGTCATCCCATCAACCGGTGAGCCGTCATGTCGATGAACTACGGCCCAGCGCGTAAACATACTAACCAAGCCTCATCTTGTCGCGGCAACGTGCGCACGCATTGTTTACCAACCTAGGCGTATGTTCACCGCACCATTCGCATTCGCCCGGTTTGCCTTCAGGTATATCAGCGCTGACGGTTTTCAGCGCAGCTTCGCGCATGGCTTCCGCATAATCGTTTGCGCGATCTATGTCATCAGCCATCGGTGTAGTTCTCCATCAGCTCCCGTTTGACGTACTCCATAAGGAACACGGCATCCCGACAGCTAAGGCCGTTGGCGCCAAATGCGATCTCGCCATCCTCGTCAAAGCCAATCAGCATGACGTCATCAAACCGGCCTTTGTGCTGTTCAAGGAAGTCATCTCCACTTAGCTTGGCTTTGCCTGTCTCTAGGTCGTATATGTTGCTCATGGGCGTTCCAACGTGCGCTGTATATACCAGATGGCTTTGCGCAACGATTCATCGCCGCCTTTATGCTGATACCGCCATAAGTACTTGATTGCATTCAGGATACGGAAATCGTGGCCATCTGCCGCCAACTGTTCGAGAATTTCGATACATTCGATTCCGCCCTGGGTGTAATGCGATGGGTGATGAACCACGTCGTTGGTCAAATCTATAAACTCTTGGTCTTTGACGCGGATGTTTTCTTCATAGGTTGGCATATCGTATTCATCAACGATCGGCTCGCGCTTGCGCAGATCACGCATTGCTGCCTCTGCTTTTGCTCGGCGAATGGCAATCGCTTCCTCACGAACCCTTGCCACTAGGTCATCGCGTCTGCGTTCTTCTTGTTCAATCTCAATATGATGCATCCTTAACCCCCATTCCCGTCTAGCCACAAAGCACGCTCGCCGTGCCAGATCATCGGAATCATGCCGACTGGGCCTTGCCGTTGCTTTTCCACCAACACTTCGGCATCTCGCTCGTCTGCGATATCGTTGTAAACCGCGTCCCGGTACAGCATCAAAATGTTATCAGCCTCTTGCTCTATCTGCCCGCTCTCGCGCAGATCGCTCATGTTCGGTCTTTTGTCTTGCCGTTGCTCTAGGTTACGGCTTAGCTGACTGAGGA